AGACCGCCGCTCGTGATGTTCGTGAACACGCCATTGATACTCGTGTTCGGAGCGGCCGTCGTTGAGAAGAACATGCCCGATAGATTGCCGGTCCCTGGGGTCGGCGTGAAGCTGATGTAGTAGCTCGCGCCGATGCCGGTCTGGTTCGGCAGGAACCAGCTCGATGGCACGGCGGTGCCGCTGTTCGCGGTCGTGGAACCGTTGCCGTTGAACACAACACTCGCGGCGTTGATGTTTTCACCAATCGCTCCGGGCGTCGCCGTGTAGTACTCGAAATTGTTACCGTGCCAGATCGGAGTGAAGTAGATCGTACCATCGCACTGGATCGGCAACCATCCGGCGGGCGAGCTGGTCGCGGTCCCCGGCTTATTGGTCGCGGCGAAGGTCGCGGTCTGAGCGCCGGTCGTCGCCGAATTGTTGACGATGATTGCGGGCTGACCGGCCAGCGTCGAAGAGACTCGGATCGCAGCGGTGCCGAGCTGGCCCGCCTTCAAGGTCAGTGAAATGCCCGTGCCACCGGAATTCGGCGCAGGGATCGTCACCTCGCCTGTCGTCGCGAGCTGCATGCCGTAGGTGACGTTCTGCGAGGTGCCGCGCGTCGAGAGCGGCGGCGTGTAGACGTTGACCGTCCACGTGTATCCGTTCAGTCCGTTGAAGGTGACCGCGTAGATGATCGAAGGATCGAGATAGATTGGCGGGAAGCGCCCGTACATGTCCGAGCTGACGAACCCGGTCGTCGGGAACGGCGTGGTGAGATTGCCGTCCTGATAGACGTTCGCCGGGGTCGTCGTGTTGGTCAGGTAGAACTGGTAGGACGTGAGCGCGCCGATGGTCGGCCCAAGATCGGACTGCGCCTCGCGCATGAGGATACCCTCAACCGCCGTGCCGAACTTGGTAGGGAAACTCACCGGCTTACTGCCACAAAGGGATGTAGTACGTCGCGCCGTCGCAGGTGATCGGCAGCCACTTCGTTGGCGCTGTCGTGCCTGAGCCCGGCTTGTTGGTGGCCGCGAAGGTTGCGGTCTGCGTGCCCACGACCACGGTCGTGTTGGCGATGACCGCTGGCGCGCCGGCACCCGAGCCCACGAGTTCGAGCGCCGTGCCGCCTGAGCGCGACGTGACGGTCAGCGTGATGCCGGTGCCCCCTGGGGTAGGAGCTGCGATGGTGACTTCACCCTCCGCGTCCACGACGATCTGCCCGTTGCCGGTGACCGGCATCGAGGGCACGTACGGGTCCACGTCCTCGATCAGGTTCCACGTGCTCGTATAGAGCTGGACGCGATAGATGACGGTCGGCACCAAGAAGATCGGCGGCATCGCGCCGGTGCCGTCCGCCTGAACAACAGAGAACAGTGGGTTGGATCCGTTCAGCGCGGCGGCCGGCCACGGCAGCGTGAGTCCCGCGTCCTGATACACGGGAGCGGGCACTGACGAGCCCGAGACGTAGAAGTTGTAGTACGCCCCAGGCATAGCGACGCCGACCGAACTGAGCGGACGTGCAATCGGATCGTAGAACAATTGTCCGGTGGTCATTAGGCTACTCGCTCGTTGGATTGCTGCGAGTTATTCTTCGCAGTGATGTCTGGATTGGTCTTACTGAATTTGCCCGAATTGCCAATCGCAGACTTAACCTGATTCGGATGGAATATAATGTAGTGAACGGTGTTAGGTTTCATACCTTCCATCGGTTTGCCGATTCTCTTTTCAGAGCCAAATTTTTTGTTGACGGTGTTATCGATGATGCCGTCGTAGCCAGCACGCTGCAAGGCAGCGCGAATGATTTCCGAACCGGCCATTCGCCCCTCGTTATCGGTCGCGTAGACGAGCGGCCCGATAGATCCTAAATCGGACTTATCTCCGTTAAGTGCCTTGATCACTTGACTCAATTTGACGCCATCTTCAGCAATGTCTCCTAGCATTTCGTGCGCTTTCGCACTCACATCATGGTACTTGCCGCTGGTTAGTTCATCATGGAGAGCAGTGATAAAATCTGGAAGTGTGCCTTTCTCGCCAACGATGTCCTTCTCTGGATCATCGTCCTCATACTCGTACTCATGCGAAAAACGAGTCTCATTCTTTCCGCCGATGATCGCCGGATTCTCCATGCGCACGTAAGCGGGGATCACAGCGCCTTGATGTTGCATATACATGGCTTTTGCCTCTTCCATGTAGTCTTTAGCATTTCCGCCTTCAGCGCTGTTGGACGCCAGTTTCTCGGCTTCGTTTTCGATCTTGTTAGTAAGATCTGGCCCCATACCGCCGTAGTTGTGACTGACGTCATCTTTGTCGTTGGTGAAATAAATACCCGCGCCCCAATCGCTTTCTGGATTTGCTTTCTCTGTAGCAAACGATTTGAAGTCGTTAGTCGTGCCGTGATAGACAACTTGCGGATTGCCCAATGGATCCACTACTTGAGATTTGCCGAACCATTTCTTAAACGGCTTCGACGCTGTCTGCGGATTTCTTTCAGGTGATGCCGTTGCGTGTTCGGTCGCACTGCGACCGTCGTGCATCTGAAAGTAGTCGGAGTTGTACTTGTCCCATCCCTGGGCCTTCGCTGCGGCGGACTGCGCACCCTCGCCGAGCATCGTGCCGCTGCCGTCGGCGTGACGCTGGGCAATCGCCTGTTGTCCGGTCTTTGCGGCGACGGCGTTGCCTTCTTCAGGACTTAAGGGTCGGTTGAGATCGGCGACGAGCGTCGGCTCGCTGCCGCCGGTCTGGACGGAGGTCTTGCCGACCTTCACGCCCTGGGACCGCAGCGCGGCCACGGCCTCGCCCGGTTTCATCACACGCCCGCCGTTCTCCGGATCACCCTGGTGTAGGCCGATGTTGACGCGGGCCGGCGCTTCGGCCGGCTCAGTTTTTGGGTTGAGATCTAGCCCCACCGCGCCGCGCTGCTTGCCGCCGAAGAGACGCGCGCCTGCTGGCGTGGAGCGGTCGGCCTTGGTGCGCTCACCGCCCCACGGGTTCGCCTTCGCGGGCGCGGACTCGTACGGGTTGCCGCCTCCGACGCTGCGGTCCACCTTGTTACGCTCGTTGCCCCAGACGTCCTTTGCCGGCTTCGCGCTTTCGTACGGGTTGCCGATGTAGCCCGCCTGACGTCCGCCAAAGATCGAGCGGCCCATCGGTGTCGTCTCCCCCGTGCCGCCGGCTTGTGGGATACTGCCGATGCGGCGCGGGCCGACGGTCATTACGGGATGATTCGCTTCATCGGCGAGCCACGCGCCTGGACGTGATTCGCTGGGCACCGCCCCCGGATGCTTTTGCACGTCGTAACCCATACGACTGAGCGCGCCGTAGGTCTTCATTTGCTCTGGGCTGACCACTTGATCACTCAGCAGGTTGCCGCCGCGCTCGTGCGCCGCATCGGCGAGCTTCTGCATGCGGAGTGTTCCTTCGCCGCCGCCCTGAGCTTCACCGTGCGTTCGTGTACCTGTGAGACGGATGTCCTTCCCCTGATCGAAGCCGGTCGTCTCACCGTTCGGGCTCGTTACCTTGTGGACGCCGTCTTCGACGGTGTGCTCGATCCCCGGCTTGTTCAGAAGTCCGACCGCGCCGCGCTGGCCCGGCAACTTCTCGCCCAAGGGGCGGGTGAAGTTCTCTGGGGCGTTCGCCTTCTCTGTGCCGCCCAGTTTGTTGCGCAGCCACTCGGACGCACCGGTCATCTCACCGATGGTGTTGCCCATCGGAAGCATGTCGGTGATCGCACCTTCAGCGGTACGGCCCAGCTTCTTGCGGAGCCATCCCGAGCCGCTACGGAACTGAGCGAACGCGCCTTTGTATCGCTTGTCCATGTCCAGCACGTTCGCGGCGTTGCTGACGTTGCGCATCTGATGCAGTTGGTCGGGGCTCATCACCGCCGCCAGCGTCTCCTGATTGTTGGCCAGGAACTGGTGCGCGCGGCGCTGGTTCCAGCCACCGCCCTTACCGGCCTCATCGCCCCACCGCTCGGTGAAGTGCGACTGCAGCTGCTGCGCGGCCTTCAGGGCCTTGTCAGTGATCGCCTGCGCGCCCGCATGATCGCCGAGGCGGTCAAGGACCGTGGACGAGTCCTTCATCGCGCCGACAATGTGCCGCACCTGATCCGGATCCATCGATTCGATCTTGTTCATCACCTGGGGCGCTTTGACGGGGCGGTTCTCCGGACGCGGCTTGCCGGTGTCGGGGTTGATGTCCTTCGACGCGCCGAGCTGGTTGATACCGTCGCGGTTGTCGAACATCTGGCCCTTGAGCTGGCGCAGCGCGCGAGCGTTCTGGTACGCGCCCTGGGGTAGGTCAGCGTCAGCGGCGTTCTTGATCGCCTGGGCGAAGCGCGGGGCGTTGCCGTAGATGGTGCCGGCGTGCTTGCGCAGCTGCTCCACCTGCCACGCGTTCAGGTTCGTGTTGGGGTCGGTGAGGTCCACGCCCATCTTCTGTCCGAGCGCGATGGTCGAGGAGCGCGCCGAGCCGGCGTTCGCGCTGTCGATCAGAGAGTCGTCCGTAAGGACGCCCTTCAGGTTCGAGGCCGGGGTGGCGATCTGCTTGGCCTGCGCATCCTCGGCGGCGTAGGCGTTGTTGATGTGCTTGTTCAGCGCATCCGTCATCGTGTCGTGCCAGTCCTGATACGCGCGTCCGCGCGCCGTGTCGGCGGACTCGCCGGTGCCGAGCTGGCCGCCGGTCTCACTGGAGATGCGCGCGGCCTCGCTGTGTAGCGCCTGACCTTCGGCCGCGATCTGGGCGGTCGCTACGGGGTCGCCCGACTGCTTGCCGGTCCAATCGCGGCCCTGGGCGGCGTAGTCGTTCGTGATGGCGGAGTCGCGCACCTGGGGAAGCGTCGGCGCGCCGCGCTCGACGGCCGCCTGCCGGGCCACCTGCTCCTGGGGGCTGGCGGGGGCGGACTTGAGATCCTGATTGTCCGGGGCCGGGAAGAAGTTCGGGTCGTGGATGTCCGGCGGCGGGTTGCCGGCAGCGTCCGGGGCGGCGCTGGGGGTAGAAGCAGGCGCGCCGTTGGGAGCGACTTCTTCGCCGCCTCCGCCGGCACCGGCAGATGCCGGGGTCGCGCCTTGAACTGGTTCGGGGGCCCCGGCCCGGCCCATCTCGCCTTCCTGGGCCCGGATATGCTCGGCAGCGGCAGCGGCGGTCGGCGGAACTTGCGCCTGGGTCTTGGGCGTGATATGGGGCTTGCCAGGGACCGGGACGCGGGCGGGGGTCTCAGGGGCGGGGGGTGCAGCGGCCGTAGGCGCTGGCGCAGCCTCCGGCGGACGAGGAGCAAAATCGTCGCGCGTGAAGCCACCCGGCGAGCTGGGGGCGGTCGGTTCGGGGCGCGGGACGCCGCGCGGAGCGGTCACCTCCGGCACGCGCAGGAGTGGTGCGACGCCGGCCGCAGCGCCCAGGGTATAGTTTCCGCGCTCGGCGACGTCCTGGGCGGTCGCCTTCAGGTTGCCGGAAGGGTCGAGGTAGTCTTCGGCGCGCTCGAAGGGGCGGTCGCCTGCGGCCATGGCACCGCTCAGCGCCTCATTGACGCCTTGACCGGCGGCCGTGCGGGGTTGGTACGTCAGCGCGGCGGCGTTGGCGCGGGCGGTCTCCAACGGATCGCCGGAGGTGAGTCCCATCGCGTTCGTAGCGCTCTTGCCCATGTAGCCCAAGCCGCCCGCGATCTGGCCGACGGTACCCGTGGCGAGGGACGCGAGCGCTTCCGAGCCGCCGGTCAGCGCCTTTGCTTCGGCCGCTTCCGGGGAGTCGTCGTCCGAGAAGTCTGTGGTGGCGCTCGTCTGCGGTGCGGCGGCGAAGTCGGCGAATTCATCCGGAGTCGCCTGCGAGCTGGGGGCGGGCGCGGGTTGGAAGCCAGCGAATTCGTCCGGCGCGACCTGACTGCCATGAACGGCCACGACGGTATCGGGAGGGGTTGTGTTTGGCTTCGGTGGCGGCGGCAGCGGGTCGCCGTCAGAGACCTGAATGTTGCCGGTGTGGTAGGACGGATCCGGCATCGCGCGCGTCTTCGTGACGCCCGGAACGAACATGCGGATCTGATTCTGGTTGTCGAACTTCACGTAGCTGGGCACTTTCAGTTGGTTCGCCATACCGATGTCGTCCGGCGAGAACACGTTTGCGTTACTGTCCGTGCCGGGGTGCGAGTGCATGATGCCCGCGAGCGTCTCGCCTTTGTGCAGGCCGACACGCATGTCGAAGTGATCCTGAGAGCCACCGATGTCCGTCGTGTACCGGTACTTGCCGTCCGCGCCCTTGATGATGGCAGCGGCCTGCTCGCCGGTGTTGTCCGAGAACGTATCGCCAATCGCACGCGCCGCGTCGTGCGTCGTGTCGTACGCTGGAGACTTCGGGTCGATCAGCAGCGGGCCGCCCATCAGCGGACCAGCACGCGCCCATCGGGCGTCTTGAAGTGTGTACCCGGCTTCAGTGCCATAGCGTCCGCGCGACTGGTGACCGCGACAGGTTCACCCGCGCCGCCACCGCCCGCCGTGTCGATATGGGTCGTGTTCGGATACTTGGTGTCGTACTGCCCGTCGTACTTGATCACGTCACCACCAGAGCGCGAGTAGGCGGCGTAGTCCGCTCCCCACTTCTGCTTCTCGTAGTTCGCGTTCTTGATGATCTGACCGGTCAGAGCCTGGATGGCTGGCGGCGTCATTTCAGGGGATGCGGACAGCTGCGTCATAGCGACCTTGATGGTGTTCGCACCGAGGCGCATCTGGTTGCCGTTCGCGTCGCCTTCGATCTGTGTGAACGCCTGATTGCCGAGCATCTTGCGCAGGATGGCGCTCGATGTCGCATCGCCAAGGATGAACTTCAGCGCGGCGGGATTATTCAGCGCCGTCGCGATGGCCGTTCGCGCCCCGGCCGTGCCGCCGGTGGCCGCATCGTTTTTCAGAGCGGCCTGGGCGTTGCGCGCGATCTGGATGGCCGTGGTCGCCGCGCCTACGTTCTGGCCGGCGCTCGCGTCCTGCGCGCGCGCCTGGGTGTTGTATGCGGTCCAGTTCGCCGTGTCCTGTGCCGGCGGCGCGGGACCGATCTTCGGTGCGCCCTTGGGCAGCGGATTGGGATTGGACGCGGCGAGATCGTTCACGCCGTCCGTAGGCGTCAGACTAGGTTCCTGACCGGGAATGAATGGACGTTTGCCGGGGGCGGCCGGCGGCGGGGGTTGTGTACCGCGCGCGGCGGCTGCCGCGCTTTGCGCCTGGGTCGTACGCGCCAGCGGATGGCCGGGCGGGATGGCAAGCGCGGTGTTGGGCGCGGGACCGCCAGCACTCTGCGGCTTACCGCGCAGCGCCTGCAGCTGCGCGTCCGTAGCCGGTGTCTTGGCGTCATCCGGATTCGCAGGTGGCGGGCTGGTGTTGACCGGCGGACCGCCCGGATCTTTGGCCTGTAGCGCGGTCGGAAGTTTCCGACGTGCCTGATCCTGCTGGAGTGCGTACTGATCGGGCGTGATACCGCCGAGGCCGCCCTGGTTGACAGGTACGAGCGAGCGCTGACGACGGCCGGTGCTACCGTCAGAGAACGTGATCGGAATATCTTCCGACGCCCACTTGCGGTCGGCACCGAGCTGCTCTGCGGTCGAGCCACGGTAAACCTGATTCTGACCGATCACGTTCTGGCCGGTCTTGTCGTCCACGAGCTGACCGTTGACGTCGTGTGTGGGACGACCAGAGTAGAGATGCGCCACGGCCGCACCGTGCTCAAGGAATGCTTTCGCCTCTTCCTCAGCACCGTCGCGGTCGTTGCCATACTTCAAAGCGATCTGGGACGCTACCTGCTTGCCGCCAGGAACGGCAGCGAGCGCCTGCAGCGGGTCGTCCGCCGTCGAGGCCGCGCCCCACGAGTCGTACATGTTGCCCATCGCGTTCTGGTTCTGGGCGGTCTGGTTGTCGATGCGCGCCTGTCGCTGCGTCTGCAGTGCGGCGACTTTGGCCTTCGCCATGTCGCCCGCCGGGCCAGGGAGGCCAGCAAGTTTGGTCCACTGCGCGAGCTGCTGCTGTTCCTGCGGTGTCCAAGGCTGGACGTAGTTCGCGTTGCGCAATCCGGTCTCGATGTTCGCGCCGTCGTACCCGTAACCGGTGCCCGACTGGTCGTCGCTCGCGCTCTGGCCGTTGATCGTCTTCGTGCCGCTGCCGTTGCCCGCTGCCGGGTTGCCGGGGTTCGAGCCGCTCTGGTCCGCGTTCGCTTCGTTCAGCGCTTGCATGATCATCGGCATCGATGCCTGCGTCATCTGATTGGAGAGACCCACACTCGTCGCCTGCTGGTTCTGCAGGTTCGCGGACGCCGTCGCCTGTCCCTGTTGAGCCTGTGACGCGCCGAAGTTGATGACCGGGATAGGAGCGATGTCCGCCATGTGATCCTCTAATAAGACTTTGTGGTGTTCTTGCTGCCGCTGCCAGATGCAACGCCAAGATCGCCGCCCTTAGCGGCGGTCACGCCTGCGGTGGTTCCCGGCATCTGCCCAGTCGGGATGCTGTTATAGAGACTGTTGACCAGCGGCTGGATCTGCGATACGTCGGTGATTCCGTATTGCGCCATGCCAGCCAACATAGCGGCAGGATCTGCACCCGAGATGTCGTTCGGGTTAGCGGGATTTGTGATCCCGTTCAGCAAACCACTCAGCTGCTGCGCGGCGGTGAGACGCTGTTGGACGGTCGAGTTCGTATTGACCGTACCGTTTTTGTTGAGGCCCGCCGAGATCTCGTTGTTGATGTTGCCCCAGGTGGTGCTGCTCAACTGGATGCCCGGCTTCGACTCGCCGTACAGGAACGGTGCAATAGCTACGCCGACGAGTCCAGCCGATGCAGCCGCGCCGAGGCCAGCACCCGCTCCAGCAGCGGCGGCGTCGGTACCGGCGGCGGCCGTTGCTGCGGTACCAGCGGCGGTGGTGCCCTCGTAAGCGTTCACGGCCGTGCTGACGTTGCCGTAGAGCTGATACGCGTTGAGCGCGGCGCTGCCGTATCCAGCTATGCCGCCTTGCTTGATACCGCTAGCAATACCGAGTACGTTACCGGCCGCGCCAAGTCCGGCGGCCTCGCCAGCACTCAGGAATCCGCTACCCGTCGCGAGCGAATCGACGGTGTTCGCGCCCTTGACGGCATTGACCGCCGCACTGCCGTATCCGAGGACACCGCCTTCCTTCACGCCGTTGTAGATCGCGAGCGCGTTAGCGGCGAGTCCGGCGGCCGAGCTGAGCGTGCCGCATCCGGTAAGTTTACCGCCCAGATTGGCCGCGCCGATAGCAGCGCCCGCGTCGCCACTGACACCCGACGCGCCACTAGCGGCTGGTGCAGCGCTGCTGGCGGTGGATGCGGCCGGCGACGTGCCCAGGAAGTTGAGACCGCTTCCGGCGTTGCTACCTACCGTACCGGCGCTGGATGACTGCGCTGCGGACGCCGACGGCGAGCCAAGCGTGACCGGCGTGATCGCACTGCCAATCATTTGGACTGGCTGAAGCGTCACTTAAAATCCCATGCATCCAGACATCGCGTTCGTATAGCACCCGGTGGTCCACGTCGGAGCCGCCTGCACGTTCTGACCGCCATAGACGTCATTGTTCTGGATGATGCCGCCCTGCGAGTCTAGCGCCGTCGTGCCGTATGTGCCCGGATTGTTAGCGCTCGTGGCAACGGTGCCGCTAGTGCCGCCGAGGTTCCCCAGGCCACCGCTTGTGCCGCTGGCATTAGCGCCGGTGCCTAGGATGTTACCGAGATTGCCAGTGATAGCGGATGACGCTGTCTGGCCGAGCCCGGTGTATTCGCCCGCCTGCGCCATGCCGGTGTTGGACATGAGCTGCGAGGTATTGGCACCCGTGTTGTAGGTCAGATTGCCGAGCTGCTGGTTCGCGCTCGCGCCTAGTCCAGCTGATGCCTGCAGCTGGCCGACATAGGTATTGTAGTCCTGCATCGCGGTGCCAGCGACCTGATTGCCGATCATCGCGGCGGTGCCAGAGTTACCCGCGTTGCCCATCGCGGCGGCCTGACGTTCGGCTGTCTGGACGCCCATTTGATTGGCGAACTGGTAGCCGGGCATGTTCATAAACGCCGAGTAGTTCGGCGCGCAGCCCGTCAACCCTTCCGTCTGAGCGAGCGTACCCATCGCAGCGTTGCCAACACCCTGCTGCGTGCTGTAGATATTCTGGATATTGCCGAGCGTGTTATTCTGATTGGTGATCGCGCTGTTGTTTGCAGACGTGATTGCCGACCCGGCGGCTATCTGTCCAGCTGCTTGCGCGCCAGAACCCAGCAGGCTGCTAAGGGTACATCCGGTCATTAGTGTGTACTACCGTTCAAATGTTGCATCAGCTGCGGGTGAATCATCCCCGAGTTGTGAAGGTGCTGCAGGACGCCCGGCGGAAGATTCTTGAGTGCCTGGACGGCCTGAGGATGTAACTGCGCTGCCCGCTGCGCGAAAGAAGTCTGCGGTTGCGCCTGCTGTGTGCCCTGCACGGCGGGACCGATGTTGCCCATCGTACTCATCATCGGGTTCGGCGGCTGCTGCGGCGTGGCCGTTGCGCTAGCGTTCGGTGAACCGACGGCGGTCTGGATGTTGCCTAGCGCCATACTATTTGCCTGTCAGGGCGTCGCGTTCGGCGCGCTCGGCTTCGATGACGGCGTTGTCGTGGGCGGCTGCGGCGATAACGCCTGCGATAGCTTCGTCAACGCTGTCGGTACCTGCAGCTGCTCCCGAGGCGGGGGCGGCGGTACCTGGAAGCACGTCACGGGTACAACGACCGGCTTGGTAGTTGCGCAGGCGCTGAGCAAGATCAGCAGACTGAGCGGCAGCAGCTTTGAGTTGAGCGTCATGGGTCACCTTGGTGGCCGCAAGTTTCGCGGCGTAATCTGCATCTTTCGCGGCGAGCGCCGCCTTTGCGTCTGCCTGCACGATGGCGGTCTCAGTCTGGGCATTGCGCGCGTAGGTCACGGCCGCCTCGTACTTGTGGTACGTCCAGCCGCCCCAGGAGATCGCGACCGTGATCAGGACGCCGTAGAAGATGTCCTTGATGCCGAGTCCGGAGAGTAGTGCTAGCATGCGTCCGCCTTCTTGTCGTCATAGACTCGCGTTAAATGAAACGCCGCGCTGAGCCCGCAGAACGTCGCAAAGTTAACGTCACTCGGATGAACCCACAGATACGCCCCGGCCACAACGATGAAGCCGAGGATGAGCCCGTCTGTGAAGTCCAGTTTCGTCACGCGGGATACTGCCCTGTCAGGAAGTAGTTCGCGATCCGCGTCGCTCGCCCGTGCACCTGCGTCGCCCAGAGACTATCCAGCAGCCCGTCGTGCACCGCCTGCCAGTCCTGCTTCTCGATGGCGGCGCGGGTGTGAACAAACTGCTCCCACTTGCCGGCCATGTTGAACGCGATCTCGCGGAGCGCGTTCTGGCGCGCGAGCGTGTCGCACTTCGGAAATTCCGGCCACTTGGCCGCGAGCGCCATCGCGTCGAGCAGATCCCCGTTGAAGAAGCGATCCGACGTGCTCTGGATGATCGTGAAGCCTTCCCAGGAGCGGCCCGGAGCGGCACGCGGCATGAGATGTCCCCGGCCAATCGTCCAGTTCCCGAGCGAGTCCTGATACGCCGTCAGCTTGTCGGCTTCAGCAGCATCGATGTCCGTCGCGAGCTGGCGCGGGATGCTGGGATCGAGGAAGCTATAGTCAGTCACTCTTCCGGGCCCCCACCGCGAGCGCGATCCGCGTGAGCTGATCGCTCATCGCGAGAAAGTGCGAGTCCAATTTCGCGTCCAGTGTGTTGTGATCTTCGGTCAGCTGAGCGAATCGCTCTTTGTCGGCCTTGACGTGAGCGTTGAACACGTAACCTATTACGGTTGCGAAAGATGCCACGAGTCCGTGTGGGATGTAGTCGGTGAGGGACATGGTTTACTTCTTGGGCAGTCCGGCGAATGGAACGCCCGGCGGCTGCGATTGCGGCTGCTGCGGCACATGCTGTTGCATGAAACTGTACGCCTCGCCCCAGGCGATGGCTTCCATCCCCTTGAGTTCCACACGGCGGAGGAATTCGAGGATGTTGGAAGCGATGTTCGGCGGGATCTTGTTGATCTGCACGTTCACCTGCTGGCCCTGTTTCGCCGCTTCAGCGACGATGTGCTTTGCCAGTGCTTCCTGCGGATCTATTGCGCCGGGGGCCGGCGGGTTCTGGTCTAATACTGCTTTGTCGTCGGTCATGGTATGTTCTCACCTTTAGTTGGAACCGGAGTCGGAATTGTGGGCGGAAGAACCGTAACGACCGAAGGCGTCGCCACGACGTTGGTACCTGTCAGGCTATACGTGCCTGCCAGAGAAAGTGTTGCTGTCGGCGGCACGACCACCATCGAGGCCGCTGTAGCCTCAATCTGCGCGACGCGCTGCGCGAGTGTCTGCACGGCCCCGACTAGCAGTGTAACCACGCGGTCATACATGACCGAATCTGGCACGAGCGGAGCATTCGCGACTGGCACGCCGTTCTGCGTCTGACTCGACGTGTACTGCACGAGCCGAGGGTCAATGAGTGCCATCTCTTCGGCGATGAAGCCGAGATACACGGTAGCGGGATTGTCCGCCGGGGCGAGCGACGTGTAAGTCACCGGTCGCATCTGCAGCACCGCGTTGATGTCCGTGGGCTGAATCGATTGTACGTTGGTCTTGTAACGCAGCGACGACGTAGAGCGAAGCAGCTGGTTGACCGGGCTCGACGCGCTATTCAGGAACGCATTAGCGGCTGAAGCCGTAGTGCCAACGCCCGGAAAGTATGCGGCGGCTGGGCCCCACGATATAACCGCCGTGCCGTTCGCGATGTTCGACGTGCCGGCAGCCAGCGACCAGATCTGCGATGCAGTGCTCTGGATCATGCCGTAGTCGGAGCCGCTGGAGTTCATTACGACGGACGGGATCGCAGTGCTGGCGTTATAGAGCCCGCAACCGCCGGTGTTCCCTGAGCCTACCGAAATGGAGGGCGCTAAATTAGATCCGCTGATAGTGAGGGCGACATCACTGCCCGGCGCGCTGATCGTCACGGGCGCGGTGATCTCGACCGCGCCGTTACCTTCAATTACTAACACGTCCGCCATCGTGTACGTGTCAACACGGAACGCCACATCTGAAGCGTTTGTTCCGGCCTCGATGTATAGGCCGTAACTCTCGCCGGTGGTCGAATTTCCAAAGATCTCTACGGCATACAGATTAGCGGAGCCATTGAACACCGCGCCGTATTGACCGCTCGCCGCATTAACCGTGAGACCGACCCCGCTCGCCGGAGTGATCGTCACATCATTGGTGAGCGTAATCGCGCCAGTGCCGCCCAGACTGATCGTCGCATAAGGCGATGCGAGCGTACCGCTCACCACGATCCCGTTCTTACCGACCGCGTTGCGTACGTCGCCGCCGGTCAGGTAACTGTTGATGAAACCGCGAAACCAGCTCTGACTCCATGCCGTCGGAATCGAGAGCGCGCTGGCGCTGGTGAGGCCCGGTTTCGAGATCAGGGCCGTCATCACCACTTCCCTGGTTCGATATCTGCCTCCAGCGCGACAGTGAACGTGGTCGAAGGATCCGTGATGCGGACCATGAACACGAGACTGTAGTGCTGTCCCAGGTTCCACCAGATCGCGCGGTTGTCGGTGTCGCCCGGCACGCCGAGTGTCTGCGAGTCATCGCCCGAGACGTCAAACGTCTGGCCCCAATTGTCCGAGAGCAGCAAGCTGACCTTCGGTGCGACGGCAGGTGTCGGGCCCGCGCCGGCCGTGATCACGGCCTCCAAACGTCGGACCACGATACGGTTGTTGCCCATGTACACGGGCTGCGTCGTCACCGCGCACACCACCGGAGCATCCGCGTTGCCGAATTCTGTCTGCACCTGATCATCGAGGTAGCCGATCTGGCCCGCCTGCGAGTCGCCGATCAGCTGCTTCCCGAACGCGTTCAGATAAACGAGCCCGCGATACTGGATGTCCTGGCCGTTCACCACCGACACCAGCGAGAACCATTGCTGCGTCACGCAATCGTACGCGAGCGTCAGCTCGGCGAGCGGGATCGTCAGAATGTAGAACGGATGCCCGGCCCAGGTGGGGCAGCCGGCGGGCGACGACAGCGCGTACATGCCGGTCAGCAGCCCCTGCTTGTTGGCGTTGAGCAGGATGCCTTCGATGGCGGCGGTCGAGATGCGCACCGGCGTCTGCCCATTGCGGCGGCGCACGGTGAGGTCGTTGCAGACCCACATGAATGAGTTGTCCTGGTTCGCGATGGTGAACGCGCCCAACGGATGGATGCCGTACGGCATGTAAGTGTCGGGGGCCGCGCTGAACGGCGAGCCGACCGCGTTGCCGGTGTTCACGAAACCTTCCGTGGACCGCGAGCCAAACATCAGGATCTCGCGGTGATCGACGCACATCCCGTAGAACGGGTCGGTGCCGAACTGTCGCGAGAAGCTGGCGGCGGTCGTAAAGGTGATCTGGCCGGTGCCCGATACCTGACGACCGTCGTCGTTGAAGAACGTGTAGCTGCCGTTGCCGCCGTTGTTGTTCGCCAGGAACACGATGTACGTGTCCACGAACCAACAATCAATCGCGCCGCCGAAACTCAGAAAGAACGCGCTCGTGAGCTGCTGGAAGCCGCCGCCACCGGCCTGCGGCGTGTACGTGAAGCAGATGTCCGTGCCCGGCACGAGAATCACGAGGCACGCGCCGTTGTCGGTCATCCGCACAAAGCCGGTGCCGATGATACCGCTGTTCGAGCCCGGCACAATCGTGAAAACGCCGGCCGAGCTGAGCGTGAACAGATCGAAACCGATCACCACGTAGACGACGCCGGCCATCTCCCACATGCCCCGGATGTCGTTCGTGAACGCGCTCGGGGTGAAGGTCGAGAGTCCCGGCCAACGCCGCAGTGAAGCGGGCTGCTGGCTGAACATGTCGTCCGGCTGTGTCTGCTGCGCCATCTCCGGGTAGCACCCGATCAACCGTTTGCTCCCTGCTCGCAAGTCGGGGAGTGTGTACGTCGCGAGCGGTAGCGGAATGGTTTTGGCGGCCATGGGTTACAGGAAGTTCGGGCCGCCCCACGGTCCGCCCTGTGGGCGGGACAGCTCGCCGAGATCACACTCGGTCCGCTTGAGATAGCGCTTGTTCATGCGCGTCTGCGCCTCGCCGATCAACTTGAAAAGATCGGGGCGCGCCGTAGCGATGTCTACGATGCCGTACCGGGGCGCGATCCAAGACGCGAGCAGGTACTTGATGTCGGCAATGTCTGCATCTTGCAGCGGTGCAAGATTGTTGAGCATGGCAACAGTCTGCGGCCACCAACCAATGGCAGCCCAGCCGTCCTTCATCTGGGTGGCGAGGTTGTCGTTGAGGATGGTCAAACCGTTAGACGATTGCGTCGCGGTGGGTTGTCGGCCCTCGCGCACAACACCGAGAAGCTGAAATGATTCGGTGATAATCGCCTGATTGGTTGCTACGGTTGCCACTGTTGCCCTCTGAAAATAGTGCGGCTACTCTGCCCGCCGGTCACGTCTGCTTGTGGTGGACGTTCACCCGACACCCTCAGGGTGAGGGCTGGGGTGTCTTTTTTATTTACTGAACACGGAACCAAGTACGCGGCGACACCGCAGCACCCGAGGCCGGCTGGAAGCCGTTCAGGGTGTACTTGTACTTGACAGTCGCAATAGCACTGCCGCCCGAGGTAGACGCAACCACCGTGATAGTGGCCGGAACACCGAGGCCAGTCGTAGCCAGCGTGTCACCAGTGTTGGCGTTGATCGCCGTCACGGTGATTACGTCGGCCACAGCCGGGGAGGCGTTGCTGATCTCGGCACACGCACCGTCCACTGGGTTCAGTGGCAGGTTGATCGTGAGGCCGATAGCGCCGCCCGACGTGTTGACGAGAACGAGCTGGGCCGTCTGCATCGTGATGGTGGAACCTGTTACCAGGGTCGCGCCAGCGTAGAAGTCAAACGGAACACCAACCACATCGCCGTGTCCATATCCAAGCTGTACGTTAGCCATATGTTTCTCCGTTCAGTTGATTAGGACGCCGACGCGACTTCGATGTTACGCACGGCCAGCTCGGGGTAGCTGAGAACCGCACCGACAATCGAGTCGAGACGAGCCGGGAGCACGTCGTTAGACGGATCCCACTGCTGCGCGAAGCGCATGTTGTAACCCTCGAAACTCTCCGCAGCCGTCATCTTGACGAGGGGGCTGAGGTCGAGCATCGGAGGATTCGCGAACACGATAGCATCGCGATACCAGCCCAGCGACTGCTTGATCAGCTGACCGCTGATGTTGGCAAGAGGCGAGGCAGTCGCCGCACCAGCAACACCGAAGATGCTGATGGCCGAGCCAGTGCCGGGGACGTTGTCCACGTTCTGGTACGAGCCACCGGTGATGATGCCGGGAGCGATTGACAGGGACGTCGGCTGAGCGCCGGTCGTGGTCGTGACCACGAACTGCTTCGGACGGCCGAGAGACGCCTTAGTCTCAGGATCCACTTCGTTGACACCCGCGATGCTGACGACGTCGCCAGCGTTCACAACGTCCGTGGCGGCGAAGCCGGTCACAGCGAGAGTGAACGTCGAGACGAACGCGTTACCAGCGCCGGGGTTCGACTGACCGGCACCGTTGACGGTCGGGTTCGAGGTGGCAGCGAACGTGCCGATGACGTGCGTCGGAAGCTTCGTGTTACGGAAGCAGACGTAGCCGGCGGCCTTATCGCTGATGACGCCTTCGAGCCACTGATCAGAGATCGTGCTCTCAGGCTGGAAGAGACCCTTGTTGTCCTTCACGAAGTATCGCGAAGTCTGCGGGGTAGCGGTGAAGGTGCGTCGCGCATCTTCAGGGGCCAGCGCTTCCGTCAGGTACTGCTCGTTCTGCAGCAGCTGGTCGTAGGTCGCTGTGGTGCTGTACGCGCCGGTGAACTTCGGCACGTTGTTCACCTGACCAGTTGTGAAGTTCTCCACACCGGCGGCGAGACGGGCCATGGCAGGCTCAAGAACCTGCTCTTCGAAGCTGTTCAGCAACATCGCGCGCTCCACCGAGGTGAAGTTGATGTCAACGCCGAGCTGCTGGTTGACCAACAGGGTGGCGAAGCGCTGAACGGAGTTCTGGGCGTTCATCTGCGGGCCGGTACGTAGCATGTACTGGAACGGCAGACGGATCGAGAGCTGCTGACCAAGGATGACACCGTTGATCGGGCCCGGCAGCAAGCTCTGGTAGTCGCGATTACAACGACCTGTGAAGTTGCTCTTGGCGTGGAGGAGTACCAGCGCCTTACGAGCGACCCACT